GTACTTAAAATCATAACGTATGTTCTAAATAATTGAAGATTAAAAACTTATGCAGACTGCTTTTTTCTTGTGCAGTTTTTGTTCAGGTTTTTCACGATTTCGGGCGTGAAGCCAGTCGCATAAAACTCCCCAGAGCCAAGGAGCAGCCAGTATGGGTTGATGTGGTAGTCACGGACTAAGAACTGAACCCATGACGGACGAAAGCGACCGTAGTACTCGGCAGGCTCGTCTCGCAGGGACATGATGTTCCAGCGGTTGAGACCATACCGGTCTGTTATTGTCTTCAGACCGCCAATGCAACCATCAGCCTTCAGGCGGTCAATGGCAGAGAAGAAACGAACTACTATATCCACATCAGCGGACATCAGATTTTTATCTTCCATAATCTTTCTGTTTTTGATAGGCACGACTGAAAACGCTTTCCAGCCTTGCCCGATGATTATTCAATCTTTGCGACCAGTCCTGCAACTGAGCCAGCGTTGGGCGAGAAGCCAGCAGCAGGTCCACCTCGGAAGGGGTGAGCACTGGCAGGTATTCCTCGTAGGCGAGAAGGTTATTCAAAGTATCCATCATCGCCAATGTTTATTTTCTTTTTTGGCTCGCTTTTCTTTATACGGATTCCGTCCATTTTCTCATCGTATGAAGCAACTTTCTTTTGCAGCAGATAATGAACCGTTGGAACGTTTGCCAATCCATTGTATGCTACAACAGAGTAAGCGGACACAACAGACCATCCTAATTTCTCAAAGTATGAAAGCGCATCAACCGATGATTTGAACTTTACCTTCTTTCCATTTTCATCGACTATCTCATCCGCTCCCTTATTTCCGAAATCAACAGCAATGAGAGCCTTTGGAGTTCCAGTATTAAATTGTATTATCTCGCAGTAAACAGTATGTTGCGCACGCACGCACACACACATGAGCGCAAGCGCAAACAGCATTATTACCTTTTTCATATCGATGCAATTGTAACAAATAAACAACAAATTAAGATTGCAAAGCCAGCGTATAGATATATCTTTGCAATTTTCTCATTCTTTTCAATCATTAACTCATCAGCAGAAACCTCTATCTTTCGTCTGCTTAACTGGTGACCATCATAACGCTCCCCAGCCTTGTAGCGACCATCAGCGACATAGACCGCCTGGGATTCATAAAGCCAAGCACTTGCAACGTATTTGTTTTTCAGCTTTCTGTAGCCAACGACAAGAAGGATGACTGCACCAAGGAAATTGAAGAAGAGAGCAACCACGCACCAAGCAATAGCTTTTCCTTCCGAAGGCTCGATGATTACAGTTTCCTCATTCTCTACCTTTCCAACGCTAGAAACACGACCAGCACCACCAGCGGAAACATTGCGGTGCGGTATAGAGTGAGCATCGCCATAGATGTTATTACTGACAACACGACCAGCATCCCTTCCTACCTGATTGACAGCAGAGCGAATGAAACCCTTTGCCAGTCCATTAATGAAACTTCCCATACGCTATTTATTTAAATGATTTATATTTCTGTCGTAGAACTCATTCCAAGCCTTTTTCTTGACGAAGACGAAGAAGAGCAGCAGCCCTAGGGCGACCATCAGCAGCTGCAGCGGCTGGCGAAAAACACCGAACCCGAAAGAACGCTGAAAGTCGATGCAGAATGAAATCAGCACTCCGTAGGTAATGAATGCCCGATGCACCCAGCAGAAGCCATAGGCTAGGCTGATGATGATCCAGACAATGAAGCCGAAGAGCGAGCAGTCGAATATCCACTCCGTGAGTTTTACCCGAATGCCGAACGAGAGCAGAGTGCAGTGAACCAGCATTACAAGCTCACCCACTGGAGGGATGATACCTATTATCAACCTGCTGGCTTTCCATAGCCAGCTTTTCCCGAGGGCGGCAAGAAGAACCTTCTCCTTCCGCTCTATGAAATCCTCATCTTTCATCGTTACTTAGAATTTTAGTTGATATTGTACCTGGAGCGAGAACTAAAGTTCACGCAACCACTTCTGACCTTTCTTTGATTTCAAGAAAATGCCGAATGCAATGGTCATTCCCAATGCCATCACGTTAAATAACAAGAATGCATCCATAATCTTTATTTTTTAAATTTCATTATATAATTTGCAAGGTACGCAAGTGATGCGCCACAAGCCACACCCGACACCAAGCAGACTTGATGAACCGCCTGCAATGGGTCACCAGTTAGTAGAGGAGACAGACCACCGACAGCAACGCTTCCGTACATCATTTTCGAGCAGTCGTACAGATACCCAGCCAAGAGCTTTCTTCTGTCCGTCTCCCTATCGTCTGTTGTTTTTTGACTAACCATACTTTTTCATTTTGCAAAGTTACTAAATTATTTCTGCCCGACAATGGCAAGCAGCGTTTTTACTTGACTTTGCAGGAACTCATTCTGTTCTCGCAGCAGTTTATTCTCAGCAGCCAAGGCAGCATCACCACCAAGCGACTGGGAGACATTAGGACTGTTCGAACCATTGACATTTGAACCGAAAACAGCCTCTTCCATCTCAGCAGGGAGGGGAGGGGCACATCTATCGATGATTGCCTTTATTGCAGATATAAAGTCCGATTTCAGACTTTTAGCCTTTAACTTGCCATTCAGATTTTGTGGGCTTGTGCCCAGTTCTTCAGCAACAGAAGCAAGAGATAACCCTCTCTGCTTCAAATATGTTTTCATTTCTTCACCAGTCATAGTTAATTCTAAATAAATTAAAACTAAAGTAAACAATTTATAAATATAAACACAAATATTTGTGAATATAAATATTTTATTGTATCTTTGCAAACGATTTCAGAAACGAGTTTAAAAACTCATTTGCAAAGATAAAGAAAATAATTTAAAATACAAATAAAATGGGAGAAAATTTTAATTATGATTTTCGGACACCGTTGCAGAAGCAGCAGGACGAAAGAAAGAAGAACATCATAGCGATGTTTGCAGATTTCCGAGCAAAAGCACCTGCCGAGACCTCAGACAGCAGAATTATGCTCGCAGTATCACAGCGTGTTGGTTGCACCCAGCAGAACGTGCGTGTTATCCTCATTAAGGCTGGATTGATAACACCAAAGAAGAGACGTGCCGTACGCAAGTAATCAAGTGGAACCATTTAAAACATTCAGATCGTATGAAAAAGTTTATCGAGATTATCACAAGTGATGAAGTATTATCCCTGGCATTTGCCATCGTATTAGTAACTTTAATCTTTTGGAGGGCTTAGTTATGACGAACGAAGAACCAAACGTATCGGATGCAGGCAGATACACCATGACAGAAACCTGCAAGGTATTGGGTATCCATCGCAACACCCTGCGCAGATGGTTGCAGGCTGGTAAGATTAAGGTCAAGTTTCGCAGAATCGACAACCGCAAGGTTTTCGAGGGTAGCGAGATAAAAAAAGTCTGGAGGATTGCCCTATGATGAAGGTCTACGAAAAAGCGAAGCAGCTTACCGCAAAGTGGGAGCAGGAGCGAAAGGACAGCAAGCGACTGGCAACCATGAAGGAAGCGGAAAGACGCATTCAGGTAAGGGAGTTCGACAACATGCTTTGTCTTTCACTGGACGGAGTTCCGGTGCTCCCGATGAGCGAGTTCAACAAGCAGACGCTTGCGGACGCACGTCTGACATTCTTTAACTATTTAATCAGACGGTAAGAGCGTATGGAACCAAGAATTATCAGACAATGCGAAAAGGCAATGTACGATGCCATCTGGATGGAGTTAGACCGTGATCCACAGCGACCAGCGGTTGCAAGGGTAGATATTAAAACCAAGGCAGGCAATATCTGCGTATGGTGCGACAGAACCGGGAACACAGCGGTCGTGACGCACAAGAATAGCAACAACGACAGCGAGCGGCTGGAGGAAGCTATCGAGGGCTGCGTTAACTATCAAGACGTGATGGACGACTGGCTGGAAGAGAACAGCCAGTATGCAGACCAAGACCCGATGGACGCCTTCGAGGAAAGCAGGCTCGACAGCCTTATTGCTCAACTGGTTTGACCACATAAGTTTTTGCTTAGTTTATATGCTGAAACCCTGCAGCGGCAGGGCAAAGGGCGCGCGCTAAACTCATTTCAAAGGTTATCTAATTAGTTGTTTTTACCATGTAATATGCGGAAACGACAGCGTGCGCCCTTAAACGGAAGGGCATCCCTCGGCAGCTGGCAAGGGGGGGTAAGTTTTGGCAGTCAACTGGGGTTCGAATCCCCAGCCTTCCACTAGAGTTAATGAACAATAAGTTGAACAATAAAAAGAACGAATTATGGAAAATGAAATTATCAATGTGAGCGGTGGCGAAATGCTGGAAGCTATCAACCGCTCGGAGATTGACGGACAGATTGCCACAGCGCACAAGTTCCCGAGAGACATCATGCAGTGCAAGCAGAATATGGTAGCATTGGCAGCCATGGACGATGACGTTGCCTACAACTGCTTCTACCACCTCGAGCGCAAGGACAAGGACGGAAAGACAACAGTAATCGAGGGTCCTAGTGTCAGGTTTACGGAAATCATTTCCGCCTGCTGGAAGAACCTGCGCATCGCTGGTCGCATCATCGCAAACGATGGCAAGACCATAACGGCACAAGGCGTCTGCCACGACCTAGAGAGCAACGTTGCCTACTCTACCGAAGTAAAGCGAAGCATTCTGACCTCGAAGGGCTACACCTACTCTCAGGATATGCAGGTGGTGGTTGGCAATGCAGCCGTGGCGATTGCCCAGCGTAACGCAATCTGCAAGGTCGTTCCGCAGGTATTGATTGCAAGCGTGGTGAAGGAAGTGCAGGCGAAGGCGCTTGAGCACATCAAGCAGACTGGCGTACAGAGCCAGTGGAAGAGCTGCGTAGCCTGCTTCCAAGTATACCAGGTAACAGACCTTATGCTGCTGGAATACCTGGGCAAGAAATCTGCAGAGGAAGTCACGGCAGAGGATATCCAGAAGCTGGCTGGTGTGTACAATGCCGTTAAGGAAGGCACAACCACCGTAGAGGAGACCTTCAAGAAGCCAAAGCAGCAGGAAGCAATCGCACAGCAGGCGCAGGCAGCAGCCGAGAGCGCACAGAAGAAGGCAGAGAAGGCAATGAACCGCAGCCAAGGCAAGACTGGAACAGCAGCGAAAAAGTAGTTTAGTTTATAAAGTTATAACGTTTCCCGATTAGCCGCGGGGCAACCTTCAGGGTGGGAACCTGACCAGATTATAGGGAACCCGCGGCAACTATTAAACATTCAGTAAAATTATGGCAGAAAAAGAAAACAAACAGAGACACAAGAGCACAGTCGACAAGTACTTTAGCAGAACCGCAGATGGTTTCAAGGCATGGGCAGAGGAAGACGAGGAAGAAAGAAGCTATATGCAGATGGCAACTGAGACGACCGGAGACGCAGACGAGAACGGAAACCAAGTTTTCGATTTTCATATTGCTTACCACGGTAAAACCAATTTCCTCGCAAGCGGAATTGCCCAAGCAATGGAAAAAGATGAATTCCTTCGCTCGGTCGTTATTAAGGCAGCTAGAATATTCTTAATTAATAAATAAAAAACATTCAGATATGAAACAAGTAATAAAATACAGGAACAGAGAAGAGTGGTTGCAGAACCGCTCAAAGGGAATAGGTGCATCAGAGGCAGGCACAGTACTTGGGCTGAATCCATGGGAGACACCATACCAGCTGTGGAGACGCAAGAAGGGTATCGACCCACCAAAGGTTGAGAACTTTGCGATGGTTGCAGGACATCTGCTGGAGGATGCCGTGGCGCAGTTCTTCAAGCGAGAGAGCCACTGCCACATCATCAAGGCAAGCACGGACGACTATACCATCACGAACACCGATACACCATATCTGCGTGTATCTCCTGACCGCACCTTCTGGAGAACCGGGGCAACGCACAACGAAGCGAGCAAGAGCATCCTAGAGTGCAAGACCACGCAGATGCAGATAGATGCAGACGACCTTCCGAAGCATTGGTTCTGCCAGCTTCAGATGAACCTCGGAGTGGGCGAATACAAGGACGGAGCACTTGCCTGGCTGACAGCAGGCAGGGAGTTCGGCTACCGTGACATCGACTTCGACCCCGAATTCTTCGGATGGATGAGGGACGAGATAACCAAGTTCTGGCTTGACTACATCGTGGGTAACCAAGAGCCGCCAGCCTACAGCGCACAAGACGTTCTTTTGAAGTCTCCTCTACATGTAGCTGGCAAGGAAGTGACCGCAACGCAGGAGATACTCGAACAGATTGCTAGGCTCAAGGAACTCAAGGTTCAGAACAAGAAACTGGAGACCGAGCAGGATGAGATTGAGGACAACTTGAAGCTGTTCTTCGGGGACGCAGAGAGCATCGTGGACGGAAACGGAAAGACGCTGGCAACGTGGAAAGCACCGAAGGCAAGCGAGAAGTTCGATGCCAAGGCTTATCAGGCAGACCATCCTAAAGAGTGCGCCAAGTACATCAAGCAGGTGCAAGGCGCACGGAGATTGCTAATTAAGTAAAGGCAGGGCTTATGGCTGTTCCTATATCAAAAACCGACCTACGGAATATAATTTCCCAACTGGAGAATTATATTTCCCTAGGTGGGAAAGTGACAGCACCGACCGACACAAGCCAGCGGAACAAAATCCGGATGGCTACAGTGTTAAAACGGAAGCTGGAAAAGAAATTATCATTATCAGAATAAAACATCATGAGTGATTCATTTATCATATACACATCATATTTAAAAATCTTCGAGCAACTGACCGATGCACAACTCGGGCAGCTAACAAGGCACATGCTTTATTTTGCTAAGACTGGCGAAGAACCTAACATTGAAGATCCTATCGTTAAGTTATCATTCGCATTCATCAAAGATGATATGGAGCGAAATAAGCGTAAATACGAAGAAAAGTGCGAGCGTCTCCGGGCAAATGCACGAAAACGCTGGGATAATAAAAAACAATTGGATGCAGAAGCTGGTGAAGGTATGCAAAAGCATACAGACGTATACAAAAGCATGCAAATGCATGCAAATGCACAAATTGCAATGCATAATGATAATGAATATGTAAATGATAATGTTTATGATAATGTAGATGTTAATGATGTTTCTAAAGAAACAAATATATTAGAACTTTCTAAAGAAGCTTCTATGCAAAGTTTTTCCGAGAAAAACGTTTGCGCTGCAGAAGAACCGCAAAAAAGTTCTGAGAAAAAGAAATCCAAGAAAGGCAAAATCGACTACGCAGCCATCAAGGACTACTGGAACGAGCAGCACGACAAGACCAACAGCGCAATGCGAAGGCTGACGCTGATGACGGACAACCGCAAGGAAGCAATCAGAGGAAGGCTCAAGGACTGCAAGGGAGATATTTCCAAGATTTACCTAGCCATCGACAAGGCTATGGCTAGCGACTATCTGAACGCAGGGCATTCCTGGGCATCATACGACTGGGTAATGACAAGGAAGTATTTCCCGAAGGTGCTGGAGGGCAACTACGACAACACCAAGCCAGCCACAAGCCAGCAGCCGCAATCGGCAGCAGTCAGGGCGCAAGATCCTGCGGCAACGGCAAGACCGAGCATCGGGGAACTCTACGAGCAAGCCAAGCACCAGCAGCCATCGAGCCAGCAGAACCAAGACAACAAGTTCCGGTGGGTAATCCAGCAGAACCTCGAAGACTTGAAGAAGAACCCGAACAACAAGCCTGCAAAGGATTCGCTGACAAGATACTACGAACGTGGAGTTCTGCAGCGGCTGGGCATCGACTGGAAGCCCGAAAAATAACGAATGAGGGCAAAATCAGCCGCTCTGTGGCGTTTTCACGCATCGGGCGGTAAATTATACATCAAACAGAATTTAAACACTTAAACAAAGAATTATGGCAAAAGAAGTAATTGTAATTAATGAACCGGACGAAATAGCCAAGGATTTCGAGGAAGGTACGCTTCTGAATGTAGAAGGCAAGGTTCTCAGAGTTAAGAATGATACTCGTAATGAAAGTGGCTGCAATGTGTGTGCCCTTGATGCCGAGGAACTGGGCGAGTATTGTGCTTGCGCATTTTGCGGTGATTGTCACTTTATAGAGATTGAAAGCCATGAATGAGTTATTTTTTCACGAATGCCGTGCCGCTGGTCTTGTCTTCAAGACTTCGGAAGATTGGTTCAAGTGGCTGACCGATAACAGCTACGACATCAAGAAGCCGGTTGCAGAGCATGAAGGCTTCAAGTACAACATCAAGGATATTTGCATCAATCCGCACGTAATCGAGTATTCCGTAGAGGGAGTAGACAACTGGGGATGGAAGGTAATGACCGCCAACACCCAGTTCGGCTGGATATGGGGCTACAGCATACAGAAGGGAAAGCACGGTTACGACAGCCCGGCTGGTTACCCTAGCCGATATGACACTCTCAGCATCTTCTACGGTAATGAGAAAGAAGCGGAGCACGATGCCCTGACCTGCATCATCAGAGACCTCGAGAAGAATGCTGGAACAAAGAACACCAACCTCCTTCTCTGGGCGGCTAAGAAGAAGCGAGCAGACATCATTCATCCACAGCAGGAACTTTTTAAATAACGAAAAATATGAAAAAGATAGAAATCATCACGGACGAACACCGACATCACGTATACATCGGCAACACCGATTTCTGGCTCAATACCAAGGAACTGCTGGAACTTTATTTTAAACTCGGAGACGTTAAGTTATAAACAATAAAAAAACATTCAGACAATGGAACAGAAAGATATTGATATTTACGAAATACTCAAAAATGAAGAGTACGGTACAGAGTTGTACACGCCAATATGTGGGAAGGTGTGGCACAGTGGAATGGCAAACGACAAGGACATTGCGAAAGCAATCTGGACTGAGGACGAAGCTGGAAGAGAACACTTCTTCGACAAGAACGGAAAAATCTATAAAGAAGGAGAAATTCTGCTCTTCCCATCAAAGGAAATGAGAGACTGGAGCAAGTTATTCAAGAAGGGAGATGTGCTTGTTCATAGAGATGCCAACATACATGTTATCTTTGAAGGGTTTAAAGATAATCGCTACACAAGATTTAAAGGCAAGCATTATCTGTGGAAAGAATGTTTCGAAGATTATAGCAAAGAAGTATCTGAAATGATAACTTTTACGTTTAGGAAAGCTAGCGATGATGAAACCCAGACTTACATCAACACTTTAGAGAAGCATTTTGGTGGAAAGCTGAACCGGGAAACCCTGGAGATTGAGAAACCTCATCCTGAGTTCAAGGATGGGGATATAGTAGCCCTTGTGGTACGAAAATGTACACATATTGCTATATTCCAATCGAGACAAGAGGCATATATAGGATTCCATGCAGTTCTTTGCCAGAATGATGAGCTCCTTCTAGAAGAACCATTCAGAGAAGATGTTGGAGATATTGAACTTCGCCTTGCTACGGACTCGGAAAAGCAGCAACTCTTTGATGCTCTCGCAAAGGAAGGCAAACGCTGGGATAGTGAGAAGAAACAGATTGTGAGCTTGAAGCCAGCGTTTGAAATTGGCAAACTTTACGTTTTCCATGAGAGAGACGAGGACGGAGAGCTGGCAATCATAGGAGAACTTATCGACAAGAACGAAAGCGAAGATACGCTGACATTCGGAAACCAGTACGAAATCGAGAACGAGAAGTTCGTGACCGACCAAGCCTTCGACCTGCGTATCAGCGTTAACACGGAACTTCGAGAAGCGACAGAGAACGAAGTCGAACTGTTCAACAAGCATTATGCCATCTGGAAGAAAGAGAAGGAAGCGAGGAAGCAGCCAGCCTTCAAGACCTTTGACAAAGTTCTTGTAAGGTGCGGAAAAGGTTTCAAGTGGCTCCCAGCGTTCTTTATCCGAGACCGTGGAGAGGATTTTGCGGCTAGATACAACGTCTTGCCTTTACATAGCGGAAAAACAGCAGACTTCACCAGCTGCATCCCATACGAGGGGCATGAGAATTTTGCCTTCACTGACTACGATTTCGTAGACTTACCATTCTAGGACGTATGGCGAGTGAATTATGAAAGGCTTGCGATGCCGGGCGAAACTGCTTAAATGGGCGATACTGCCCGGCACGCAAGCAATATGTAGAACATCAGGCAATAAGTGAATGCAATGAGCGATTTCGCAACAAGGGAGAAGAACAGAGCGTACTACCAGGAACACCGGGAACAGATCCTCAGAGCCACGAAAGAGTGGCGAAAGAGAAACCGGGAAAAATACCGGGCGTATCAGAAAGAGTACTGGAGTAAGCACTACCGGAACTACGGTACGAAGAACCGGGTAGCCGACAGAGCGATGCGTGAGAGGAAGAAGCCGGACGTAGAGAAGGCTCTTTCCATGTTCAAGAATCCGCAGCAGGCAGCGCATCTGGCATGGCTGCTCGAAAACAAAAAGAATAATCGGTCGTGAGTTCAATAATAGAGTTTTTAACCAGCGAGGACAGAAGGGGATGGCTCCCTATCAAAACAAATAACTTATAACATCTTGAAATTACGATATGAGAGCCGGAAACGCATCTCCCGAAGTCTGACAACAAACAAAGAAAGCGAGGTGGTACATGAAGAAGTAAGAAAAAGAAATCGTTAGAAATTATGCTTTTATTCATTCGGCTGGCGGTGGAAGAAGGAAGACCCCTGCAAAAAATTCATTCATTAAGTTATTCATTTATTTTGCAAGCGCAGGCACAACTTCCGGAATCCCTGCCAGCTTTCTCTATCGCAACCCAAAAGAAGGGAAAGAAAGGGGTAAGATAGGGATAATAACGCATGTGCGCACGTATATGCGCACGTAAATGGTGCTGGATAATAAACTACACCAGCAAAACAAAATAAACGCTTATACGCGAAATTTGAACAAAATAAGTAATTCAAAGAAAAAAAATGGAAAAAGGAACAGTTATAATCGGAATCGACCCCGACAATCAGGAAAGCGGAGTTGGAGCAGTCTTTGACGACAAGAAGTTTCTAGCCTATAAAATGAACTTCCCAGCTTTGATAGATTACCTCAGAGCAATGAACGAGAGTTACAAGAAGATTAAGGTCGTTATTGAAGGCGGTTGGCTTAATAAGAGTAATTGGCATGTGCTTAATCGGTTCATGACAGCAGTCAAGGCAGCAGCAATCGGACGCTCTACCGGAATGAACCATCAGACCGGAATTCTCATCGTTGAGTGCTGCAAACACTACAATATCCCCTGCGAAATCATCAAGCCACTGAAGAAGTGCTGGAAGGGTAAAGACGGAAAAATCACGCAGGACGAAATTGCTTATTTTGTAAGCGCAGGAGAGAAAATGCCGAGAATGAACCAAGACCAGAGAGACGCACTTCTCCTCGCATGGGTCTGTGCAGGATACCCGGTTAGAGTGAAGCCGAAGAAACCGCAGACAACCCTGCAGAAGACCATTCGAGCCTTTGATGGATAATACAAAAACGAAGTGTTGGAAAAAGTTAAAAGTGTGCAAAGAACAAACAACTAAAGCAAAAAAGTCGTATCTTTGCGCCAGTGTTTATCAGGTAAGCATGTATTTCGGACTTAAAACAAGAAGAAAATGGAAACAGAAGAAATCGCACTATCGAGGGTCAGCGAGAACGAAGCGAACCCGAGAACCATAACTGAGGCGAATTTCCAAAAGCTAGTAAAGAGCATCCTTGTATTTCCTAAGATGCTCCAGCTTCGCCCGATAGTCGTAGACGAGACCTACAAGGCACTGGGTGGCAATATGAGAACGAGGGCACTCTGCCACATCGTGAGCATGACACCGGAAGCCATCATGGACGTTCTCGACACAGACCAGCGGCTGACCGATGCAGAGAAACTGGCAATCGCCAACTACTGGAGCCAGTGGAAGGAGCAGCCAACTGCAACCATCGTCAAGGCATCAGACCTCACGGAATCGCAGAAGAAAGAATTCATCATCAAAGATAATGCAGGCTTCGGAGACTGGGACATCGATGCACTGGCGAACCAGTGGAATACCGACCTCTTGAAGGACTGGGGTATTCAAGACTGGCAGCTGCAAGGGTGGATGAGTCCTGATTCATTGAAAAATGGAGAGCAGGCAGACGAGGATCAGAAGGAGGCAAAGGACGATGAGTTCGATGAGGACACAGAGAAAATCCCACAGCGGTGCAAGGAATGCGAACTGTGGCAACTCGGAAAACATCGCCTTATGTGCGGTGACTCCACGGATGCAGAGCAGGTCAAGTTCCTTATGGGGGGGCAAGTGGTTAATCTGTATCTTACAGACCCACCGTATAATGTGGCTTACGGTTATGATGGCGCAGCAACAGAAGGACATCGCAAGGATGGACTGGTCGTCTTAAATGACAAGATGGACAACGATAAATTCGAGGAATTCTTGACAAACGCATTTAACGCTGCCAATGCAAATATGGAAAAAGGTGCTTCGTTCTATATATTCCACAGCGATGGCTACTCATTTTGGTTTCGTAAAGCCCTTATCAATACGGTAGACCTGGAGCTGCGAGAGAATTTGGTATGGGTAAAGAACTCTATGGTATTAGGAAGGCAAGACTATCAATGGAGACATGAACCTTGCTTGTATGGATGGAAGAAGGGAGCAAGCCACAATTGGTTTAGCGACAGAAAACAGACGACCGTTATGGAGTTTGACCGACCGACAAAGAGTGTTGAACATCCGACCATGAAGCCTATTCCACTTTTCGCATATCTTATTCAGAACTCATCGCAGGAAGGCTGGAATGTCTACGACAGCTTCGGTGGCAGTGGTACAACGCTTATCGCAGCCGAGCAGTTAAACCGCAATGCGTTCTTGATGGAGCTCGACCCACATTATTGCGATGTTATCATTGCACGATGGGAAAAGCTGACTGGCGAGAAAGCAGTCAAGATAGACGAGTTTAAGAAGTAGGTCGAATAGTTGCGATGTGCCGGCTTTTCTCTTCAAGGTTGATAAACTACACCAGTTTGCGGAGAGAGCGGCACACACGCAAAATTCGAAGAAAATAACCGCCAAGGGAGCGGAAACGAAATTTTAAAGAAATAACTATGGGATGTGAATGTTGTAAGATTCAGCGACCGAAGGACTATGCAGCCTGCAAGGTCGCAAACAAGAAACCGTTCGGAAAATGGTATCTTGCACCGTGCGGAATGGATTTTAGTCCGCAGGAAAGAGGGAGTAATTACACTCCACCAAAAAAAAGAAAGAAACGTAAAAAATAGACTTATGCCACAAGGTAATAATAACAAACATCGAGCACAGAAAATCGACATCGAGAACCGCCTGCAGATTATCGCACCACTATACCGCAAGGGGTGGACGGAGCGAGAAATCACGGCAGAGGTTCGCAAGCGGCTCGACAGACCGAAATACAATCAGGCGCACTGCGACATTCAGCGGTTATTGAAGGAGTGGAGGGAAGAGAGACTTACCGACACAGACGAGAAAATAACCAGCGAGGTGGCAAGGTTGAAGCTGGTGATACGTGAAGCGTGGGAAGCCTGGGAGAAGTCCAAGGAAGACTACCACGAAAAGACATCGACCCAGCAGGGACTGCCAGTCGTAGATGAGCGAGGAAAGCAGATTTCCATCGAGACCGTCAAGGCGATAATGTACGATGCCGAGAAGCGAGGATTCGGAGAACCACGCTACCTCGACATCATCATCAAGGCAGAGACGCAGATTTGTAAGCTGCTCGGACTTGATAAGGTCGTGCTCGACCTGAACGCAGGCTTCCAAGGCGGCATCGAGGTACGCTACATCAACTCGGAACACCAGTGCGCATCAAGCGAGCAGGAAGTAATCGAGCGTGAGGGCTTAGATAAAGAATAATTTAACCATAATTTTGTTTTAAGTTTTTATTGTTTGAAAGAATGGCACTATTTGACGTTATTGGTGAACTGTATGATCCGAATGCGGACGTGAAGCCAAGGTTTCTCGTAAACCAAGGAGGCACGTCCTCGGGGAAGACATACACCATCATGCAGCGTCTTATAGTGCTTTCTTTTGAGCACCCCATGGCAATTATCACGGTGTGCGGTCAAGACCTCCCGAACTTGAAAGTGGGAGCCATGCGAGACCTCGACACCATCCTGCACTCAAGGGCAGAGTTGCTGGACTGGTTCAAGAACAACAAGAGCGACAGCAGCTACAGAGGTAAGAATGGCTCAATCATCGAGTTCAAGAGTTATCAAGATGCGCAGGATGCTAAGAACGGTAAGCGAGACTATCTGTTCGTGAACGAGGCGAACGGTGTGCCCTACGAAGTGTTTTGGCAGCTAGCAATCCGAACCCGAAAGCAGGTATTCATCGACTACAACCCAAGCGCACGCTTCTGGGTGCACAACAATATCATCGGCAGGGATGATTGCAGATTGATCCTGAGTGACCACCGCAACAACAGATTCCTTACAGAGAGCGAGCACAAGAAAATTGAAGAGATTGACGACCCCGAACTTTGGAGAGTATATGCGCGTGGACTGACCGGAAAGATAACCGGGCTTATCTTCACCAACTGGGGCATCGTTGACAAGCTGCCACCAAGGGAGGAGTGGAAGATGGATTGCAGGGGTATGGACTTCGGATTCACCAACGACCCAACTGCGCTGGAGCACGTTATATTGGCGCACGGAGAGTTATGGGTGGACGAAGAAATCTACCAGCCTGGAATGACGAACGATGACATCGCAGACCGATGCAAGGAACAAGGACGGACGAAACGTGACCTTATCATTGCGGATTCGGCAGAGCCTAAGAGCATTCAGGAGATACACAACCGAGGGCTGTGGATAATCGGCAGCACCAAGGGAGCGGACAGTATCAACAACGGCATCGACATTCTCAAGCGTTTCCGCATCAACATAACCAGACGCAGCCACGGCATCATCGGGAACATGCAGCAATACAAGTGGAAGAAGTCAAGGGATGGAGAGACCACGAACCAGCCTATAGACGCATTCAACCACGGCATAGACGCAATAAGATACGTAGCCTTGAAGAAGTTATCAGTAGCAAGCCATGGAACGGCTAGGGCGCACGTATTGAGACAAAGATAACGACAAAATTATAAAGCGTATGGATAATAACACTACATTCAAGTATTGGCTGGCAGTTGCTAGGCACACCAGCTATAAAATCGGCAAGCAGCCACGACCAGCTTTCGTTGGAGGAAAGCAAGTGCCCGACAATCTCAACCAGCTATCCATCGGGCAGCTAATAGACCTTTCCCAGCTATCAGACAGCGAAGAAAGTCTGTATCAGATAGTGACAACCGTCCTCGGTCTGAGCCACAAGGAAGTGGAGCAGGCTAGGGCGGTTGATGTTGTTATGCTCATCGGTTGGGTAACATCAGAGGTGGAGCGCATCAACAAGCTATTCGAAAGTACAGACACAGCGAAGCCAACGAGACTGGAGAAGGAGGCAGGCATCGATACCCTGCGGTTCGGACTGTTCGGCATGCTGGACTGGTATGCGGTAAGGATGGGCATCAGCGACCACGACCAGGTTCTAAAAACTCCATGGCTTCGCATCTACAAGTGCATGGAAATGGATAACAAGAGAAGCGTATACGAGCGGAACCTGCAGAAGTTGCAGGCAGAGGAAATGAAACGTAAATCCAGATAATTATGGCAACAATCAGAGAAACATTAAAGCAGCTGGCAGCAGACACGCTACCAGACTATACCTACCTATTCGAGGACTGGGACACAGCAGACACCAAGCTGGAGAAACTGAACTATCCGGCAATCGTGTGCATCATCCCAGCCAGCGGCACGACAGAGATACGCAACGGCAGGGTATACGATACCGTGAACGTTGCCCTGGCTTATCTCGACACCGTACCGAGGGGAGCGGAAGGAGAAGACAACGGAGAGTGCATCGACCGAATGAAGGTGGCAGGGGCAAGGATGATACGAGCCATCAACCAGTCGCACCAGTTCGAACCGCTGGAGGGGCAGCAGTACTACGAGACAATCATCGAGCGCTTGAGCACGATCGTGTCGGGCGTAATGTACTCCCTTCAGCTGACACAGAGCATAGGAGGGTGTGAGGTATGAGCAAGGGAGGCATTCAATTCGACCCCAAGGCGGCATCGCTCATCATGCGTGAGGAAGTGGAGCGAGCACGGCAGCTTATCATCAACCACATTCGTATCAACGGACAGAACGCATCGGGGCGCACCATAGCGAGCCTAAAGGTGGAGCAGCCCAGCGAGGAAGAAACCATCCTCTGGGGACACAAGCCATTCGGGGTGCTTGAGACCGGACGAAGGGCAGGAAAGATACCATACGGCTTCCGTGGCATCATCCGGCAATGGATGAAGGACAAGGGGCTGCACGGTACACCTATACCCTACAAGACCGACCGGGCACACAAGTACACTCCACAAGAGCGTGGCGACATGAGCATGGCAGGAGCCATCGCCCACACCATCGCCAACAAGGGTTCTAAACTGCACCGGACTGGCGGCAGGGCTGACGTATACAGCAACGTTGTGCCCGACACGATGAAGCGGCTGGGGCAGCGACTTATTTTCTTAATCCACCAGTCGGTGGGAAGTATCAAACTAAACAATGAAACGGTATGAGACAGACAGAGAAAAACAATATCACGATTCAATACCCGGACGCTGTAGGCTTCGCATTCTTGCCTTGCATCATCAAGGCGAGCGGCTCGGGTGTTGCGAGCATCGAGGCAACCATCAGCAGGGAGACCAAGACGTACACGTACAGCGTGGAAGCGTTTGCAGATAATTGCATCATGGACTACCGGGAGTATGTGCAGGCACTCTTCGATGGCATCAGCTTCGGAAACATCGACTACAGCAGGGAGAGCCAGAAGAGCAACCTCGGGGCAGTTTTCGATGTTTCCGTGAAGGTCAAGAACAGCGAGGGGAGCGACCTTGCGACATTCAGCTACACGACCTTCTACGTTTGGGGAGCGATGAGGGCAGGAGAGACGTGGAACGCAAACAAGAAGCTGACATGGTTCACGAACTTTCCATTCTCCTTCGGTCTATACATCAACGAGGAAACCAGCCTTCTTGTGTATGCGGACGGAAGGGTTACGAATAAGCACCTAGACATCGCAGAGCAGGGTATTTTCGAGATTACCAGCAAGGTTCTAAAGGCAGGAGCGAAATCCTACTCTATCAAGGACTATGACGGAAAGATACAGCAGGCGACTTTCGACACAACCTTTGATTTCACGTTCTATCTAAAGACCAGCGACAAGTATACGGAACTGGCAGCCATCAAGACCGACAACACGGAGAAGGGCATCTATTTGCGTTGGGTTGACCGACACGGCTTCTATCGCTACTGGCTATTCACGCAAGGCGATGAGAGCAGGGCGATAAGCAGCGACACCAGCTTTGTACGCAACAACCTCGGAGAGTATGACGACACAATATTCGGCTACCTCGGAGCGAACGGCAGAAGGCAGGGCTACGGCAGAGAGGACACAATACCACTTTGCGCACCATTGGTAGACAGCGAGACGTTCGATTTCCTTCAAGACCTAGCCAGCAGCCCGGTCGTGGATATGTACCTCGGTGGCGACAAGTGGCAGAGTGTGACAATCAAGGCAGGAACCTACACCAAGACAAAAGCAGAGTTGCAGGATTTCGTCTGCAGCCTAGTTATTAACAATACACAGATTCAGCAGCTATGACAGACCAGCAACTATACATCGATGGCATCTTGATGGATATGAGCGAGGATTCGGCAATCACGCTCGACATCAAGAGCAATCTTTTCCGTGACATCACGAAAATGACCGCCAACACGACATATACCATCAACCTGCCCAAGACAGCGCACAATATGGCTGTGCTGGAGTTTGCAGGGAAACCGAGCACCAGCAGCAAATACCCCTATATTTTCCACACAGCACGTTATTTCCGAAACGGCTTGGAGATTATCCACAGCGGAAGGGCAAGCGTTCTGAGCGTAAAGGAAACCATAGAAATTTCGATTTATTGGGGATTGTTCCAAGCATTGGCAACGCTGCAATCGTCCGACCTAAAGCTGAACGAGTTGAATTGCACGAAGTATCTGCGTTTCACCAAAAACAACAGCTACGACACCTACGAAAAGGCAATAACGGAGGGAGTATTCTATGGAAGATACGAAACGGCAGTGGCTAAGACATCAAGCGATGAATGGTATGGATATGACCGCACCGAAGGAGGGAACAGTGACACGACATATTCACTCGTTGAAGGTAAGATAAGAACTGGAACAGAGGTCGGAAAGTATGTATCGGGCGAGGTTTTGACCGATGAGACATACCAGTGTGCAATCATACCTTTCGAGGCAGGAATGAGAGCCACCATCAGAAAGGTTTTAGGAAAGGGACAATTCAGGACATGGGCAATACTCGACACCAACAAGAACGTTATTAGCCTTGCCGATGATGCCGGAAAGACAGAAAAAGAAACTTATCCGGTATTGCCGGCTCCAGATCCTATTCTCGGAATGTTCGTGAGTGCAGGAGCGTGCATCGCCAATCTCGAAACGAGCGTTGCCATGGAGACAATATCCATCAGGGTTCGGGCAGAGAAGGCTGGCTCTGTCGAATACGGAGCACTTGATACGATGACCGGAGAGACAACACCATGGGGAACGCATGATGTTGCAGCCGGAGAAACAGAAATTAATGTTGTAAAGAGCAAGCCTTCCGGTCTCCTAGTATACATCAAGCCTTCGGTAGATAAGATGATAAGTATGGCGATAAGCACGGCTGTGGCGGCTTATTATCTCTCGGACGGTAAGTTGTCCCAAGTGCAGGCAGGCGGAGCGTACAGCGTTAAATATACGAGCGAGAGCATGCCTATCGATGTAGACCTGCAAGCACCAGCCACAGCGGAATGGCTTATCGTCAACGCAATCAAGGCTTACAGCACTGGCACGACCATTCTCGTTAAGAGTAAAAGCGAGACTGAGAGCAATGCGAGAGAGAGAAGTGGTACGTTTGATAGAAGCGGCTCTTTTGGTGGAGGTGGCTCTTCTGGTAGTTCCTGGAGCAATGGAACAATCCAGCCAAGCGTCACGGCAAAGTATATCCTAGACCTGATTACGGCACAGACTGGTGTGGCATTCGGCTGGAGCAATCAAGCGAAAGAAATCATAAAGGGACTTACTGTACCGTTGATTACAAGGAAGGCAGATGCGCAGACGGTTGTAGGCAGCTTGGAGGGCACTTTTTTCCAAACAGATAGTCTCGGTATTCTCGACTTCCAGCCAACGAGCCTATCGGAGGTATTCGATGGGCTGGAGATTGGTCACAGATACAGCCAGCTGAATGTAAAGATTGCCTGCAAGATGATTTTCGATGTTCAGATGAACTGGTCGTGGGACGCATCGAAGGTTACTCCTAGTGGGCACAAATCATGGAGTTTTGGAGAGGGGAGCACTGAGTCGCAGGCATTCTACTCATATCCACCGAATTACATCGAGATGAAGGTTAAACATCGAAATAATGACGGAACTTGGACGGAAACTCCATATATTGCAGGGTTGCAGCAGGATGAAACTTCTAGAAAATATGTGACCGATTATGAATCGGATAAGGTAAACGGCAGATTTATACACCTTGTAGCAGGACGAGGGGAGATAGACTTGGAAGAGGGCGACATCGTAACCTTTGAAATGAAGCACCCGAAAAATCAGGCATTAATTGGATTGAGGTGTTACAATGGACGGTTGACTGCCAGCATCAAGCAGAGCGATGAAGTACCATACGGTGGTAATTTCCCTATCGGCAAGAACCTTCCAGACATCAAGGTGACGGATTTCTTGAAGTGTATCTGCATTCTGACATCAACGTTTCCAAGCCAGCGGTTTATCGGTGGAACACTTACGTTTGCCGACATCGTGAACCTTTGGGAAGCCAAGGCACAAGCGGTGGACTGGACGAAGAAGCTCATCCCGAGCGAAGCCAGCAACCATCCAAGGCAGACCGATTTCAGCGTAGAGGACTACTGCCAGCATAATATCTACAAGTGGAAGGAAGACGACACCGTATATCAGCAGCACGATGCGGATATGACTATAGACAACAAGACGCTTGAGTATACGCAAGACGTCTGTACGCTACCATTTGCAGCCACGGACGGAAACCGCATACCGATATACGAATGGGAAAGCAAGCAATACACGTTTAATAATACAACGCTCACCACCCAAGTCGCAACGAAATATAAGGCATGTAAAGACCGAATAGTGAACCTGACGAAGAACGATGCCGGCTATGCGGAATTGGCTTTCAACATCGACCTTCAGGACATCTTCGACAACAAGCTGGAAAAGTTGAGAAAGACGGTGGCGAACCCACACCACATTGTGGAGCGGTTCAACCTTTCCGATTTGGAGATTCTGGATTTTGACGAAACGAAGCCAGTGTATCTTGCCCAGTACGGAGCGTATTTTGCGGTTTTAGAAATCAAGACCACAAGCAGCGGATATTGCGAGGTTACAATGATAGAGTTGAACAACTAAAAAGAAAGAACTATGGTAAGTGAAGACAAACAGCAGATACTTGACATCAAGGTCAAGTACGAGGATGCAATCTATGGCATCATCAGATACAAAGAGAAGATAGACCAGTTGAAGGCAAGCATCAAGGACTTGCAGCAGCAGGAAAAAGACAAGACCATCACGACCAACGAGATGAAGGTGCAGACGGAAGCCATCAACGCAACCATCAAGGAGTATCAGTACAACGTGCGCACCTTGCGGAAGGAGATCCAGAACAACGTGCGCACAGAGAACGAGCAGGAGGGCAGCTTGAAGCAGCTGCGTGCCCAGCTTTCCAATGCCACCAAGGCTTACGATGAGATGAGCCGTGCCGAGCGTGATAGCTCCAAGGGTCAGGAGATGCAGGAGCATATCCAAGACTTGATAGAGGAGCTGAAAGAGGCTGAGGAGGCTACTGGAAGATTCCAGCGCAGTGTCGGCAGCTATTACGATTCCATGATGAAGGCGGCTGACGACCTGCAGAACACCGAGTTTTTCGGTTTTGATGTTGTTGATGATACTGGAATCGGAAAGGTTATGGAAATGGGAAAGTCCGTGGAAGACCTAAAGGTAAAGTTTGGTGCGTTGAAAAATACGGCTCTTTCCTTATTGACCAACCCTTATTTCCTCGCTATGGCAGGTGTGGCAGGCGCAGGAATGGCATTCAAATGGTGGTATGACTACAACAAGGGATTGATGGAAGCCACACGACTGACGAAGCAGTTCACCGGATTGACCGGAAACGAGATGAAATCCGTGCGCAACGAGGTTCTTGCGGTATCCAATACATTCGGTTTGGAATTCACGGAGACGATGCAGTCTGCTAATACGATGAGCAAGGCTTTCGGCATTTCCGTTTCTGAGAGTTTGAAAATTATGCAGGACGGACTTGTGAGCGGTGCAAACGCCAACGGAGAATTCCTCGATACGATTAAGGAATACCCGAGATACTTCAAGGAAGCCGGACTGAGTGCAGAGGAAATGGTGGCAATATCAACGCAAGCGACCAAGGAGGGAATTTTCAGCGACAAGGGTGTTGATACCATCAAGGAAGGAAATATACGACTTCGAGAAATGACAACCGCTACGGCTGCTGCGCTTGACGGAATAGGCATTTCTTCCAAGCAAGTTCAAAAGGACTTGCAGGACGGAAGCAAGACCACATTCCAGGTTATGCAAGAGGTGGCTAATAAATTGAAGGAACTTCCACAATCAAGTGCTGCTGTTGGCAGCGCAATTGCCAACATCTTCGGTGGTCCGGGAGAGGATGCCGGGCTTGCTTATATCGAAATGCTCGGTAATATCGAACTTGATATGGACAAAGTGAAGGCAAAGTCCGGTGATCTCGCAAAGGCACAAGAAGACGAATTGAACGCAACCAAGGAATTGCAGGACGCAATGGCTTCTCTGTTTGATTACACAGGGGGTGGCTTCGAGAACATGAAGGCTCAGTTGTCAACGATTGCAAAGAAATCACTTACGGCAGTTATCAAGGGAGTTGTGCAGGCAATCAACTACTTCATCGACTGGTACAATGACAGCCTTCTGTTGCGAGGGATAATCAATGCACTCGGGACAAGTTTCCGCTTGATGTGGAACGCAATCAAACTCGTATGCAATCTCGGAATAGACGCATTCAAAAGGATGGGCTTTGCAGCCAAGGGCATGCTTGATATTCTCGAAGGTATCGTGACTTTTGACCTATCCAAGGCACAGAAGGGATTCAAGGAAATATTCGATATTTCCGGCACTATCAAGGAAGCATGGCATGACATCAAGAATGCTGGTATCGAGATAGGAAACTCATTTGCAGACGGATTCGAGAACACCGTGAACGGAAGGCTCGAGCACATAAAGCTAGCCAGCGTGAACGGTGGAGCGACCAGCAGCGAGCCAGCGAGCGGAAACATGGGAACGACACCAGCAGCCAAGGGCAGCACTGCCAAGACCAAGGCACAGAGAGCCAAGGAAGAAGCGGAAGCAAAGGCAGAAGCAGAGCGCAGGAAGAAGCAGGAAAAGGAATTGCAGGAAGCGATTGCGCTTATACAGTACAAGTACAACGAGCAGGTAATGGACGCAAAGAAGCGATACCTCGCAGGCATGTACGACAACGAGCGAGATTACAGCAACGACCTCGAACAGCTTGAGAAGAACATGGTAGCGAGGAGCATTGACGCATACGTGGCGGCAGGGCAAATCGGAGCGGAAAAGGCGCAGGAAATGCAGGCAAAACTTCTCGACATCATGATTAAGGCGAAAGCGGACTTGAAGAACCAAGCCAAGGAGATTGTGGACGAACTCAACAAGGAGTTCGAGGATGCAGAGAAGGCACGCAAGGATGCGGACATCATGAACGGTGGCACTGGAGAGGAAGACGATACAGCCAAGCTGGAGAGATACAAGGCTTTCCTGGAGCAGAAGCTAGCAACGACACAAGAGAATGTTGAAGCGCAGAAGCAGCTACAGCAGGAACTGCACGATACGACTTTGCATTTGCAAGCTGACGAAAACAAGAACAAGCAACAGAAACTTCAAGAACAGAACCAAATGATAGCCGATTATATCGGGGCAATCGGTGATGGTTTATCTTCGTTTTTCGAGAGCCAGGATCTGACTTTCCATAATTTCCTCAAAACCATGCTGACGACCTACCTAGATGCGATAGAGAAGCAAATAACTGCGACTTATGCAGCTATTCTTGCAGATAGTATTCTTCATGGTGGATGGGCAGGAGTTGCAAGTGCAGCAGCCAAACTTGCTTTAATCAAGGCAGCGTTTGCAGCAGCCAAGGCAGCAGTCAAGGGATTCTCAACTGGTGGCTACGTCCAAGGCTCGGGCACTGGAACCAGCGACAGCATCCCGGCAAGGCTTTCCAATGGCGAGAGTGTAATGACAGCCAAGGCGACTTCGATGTTCAGCCCGATATTATCCGCTTTCAACCAGCTTGGAGGTGGCGTGCCTATCGTGGTAAACAACGGAGGAAGCAACATCGGCATGGATATGCTGGCGGCAGCTGTAGCCAGAGGGTATCAGATGGCTCCTCAGCCAGTAGTGAGCGTGGAAGAGATAAACCGCACCCAGCGGAGAGTGCAGACTATAGAGAATATCGGCAGGATTTAAAGGGTAGTTATTTCTTCAGATTTGCGTTCTGAGCGGTTTTCGCTTAAAGGTGGTAAAGTTACACACCCAAGGCAATAAAAGCCGCTTAGAGCGTAAAATTTGGGCTTGTTTAGAAAAATTAACTGCTTACGAGATAAACATATCGAAAAATATCGTATCTTTGCAGCGTTTTAAAACTTAAAAAATCACGATTCAATGGCAAAACTCAGAATATACAACGACATCGACAGCCAAGACAACAAGTTCTGGTATCAATGGTTTGGAGGTGATTGCGTATGTTTTCAAGACATAGATGCTTTTGCGGCAAGCATACCGAAAGACGATGATACCATCGATATGCGCATCTTCTGCAATGGCGGCTCTGTGGTCGAAGGTTGGGCGATTTATGACCGACTGCGGCAGAGCGGTAAGAAGATTTCCTGCACTGTAGAGGGCAAGGCAGCATCCATGGCAACAATCATCATGCTCGCAGCACCGAAGGAGAGCCGCAAGGCATACGAGAACGCTGCCTTCCTCCTGCACAACCCTTGGGTTCCTGGCTGGTGTTTGGGCGACCAGCTGAACGCAAAGGACTTGAAGAATCAGAGCGAGGAAATGCAGATGTGGCAGGATAAGATGGTGGACGCATACGTAGAGCGGTGCGAGTGCGACCGGGAAGAGATTCAAGCCTTGATGGATAAGGACATCTTCATCAGCACCAGCGAGGCTTTGCGCCTAGGTCTTATCAGCAGCACCGTTGCACCAATCAGCGCAAGCGCATCGAAACGCAATATCGAAAATTTTATTAATTCAAAACAACAAAATCCAATGGAGAAAAAGACAGAAGTAAAGGCTTCTCTCCTCGACAATATTCTCGCTAAGTTGGGCGTGAAGACACTGGAGGAAGCAGAGCAGGCGGTGGCAGAGCCACAAGCCAAGGCAGAGACAAAGGCGATGGAACTCAACACATCGGACGGTCAAGTTCTGACCGTTGAGCGTGAAGAGGGAGATCCACAAGTTGGCGACAAGGCAAGTCCGGACGGAACGTTTGAAATGCCGGACGGTAAGACAATTGTTGTCGAGGACGGTGTAATTACCGACATTCAGACCGCAGACAACACCGACAACGACAACGACAATGAGGGCGGTGAAGGCGGTGAAGGCGGCAGCGCATCAAGCACCGACAACGACACTGTAGCCAAGTTGAAGCAGCAGGTAGCAGCACTCAAACAGCAGTTGAACGAAACCAAGGCGCAGCTGGCAGGCGCACAGAAACTCGCAAAGAGCAAGGAAGACATGCGCATCCTGAATGCCGTGAAGATGGCAGGCGGTGCTGAGAAGGTGTTGGCAGGCTACAGCAGCCACTACCAGCCAGCGCAGCGACAGCCAAGCGGCAAGGGCGCAGGCGACAACGTGAACGCTGTCGAGGAAGGTAAGAACGCTATCAAGGAGAGACTTGCAAAGTTCCACAAAAAGGGCAAGAAGTAACAAAGTATTAACCCATTAAATCAAAAGAAAATAATGGCAGGATTTACAAAACAGCAGCTTGAGAACCTTACACTCGAGCCAGAAAACCTCGCAAGCATCAAGGATGCCGTGCAGGAAACCTTCTACAACGATGAAGACTTCTCTTCATTCGTGAACATTCAGAAGGTCAAAGAGAAAGACCCTATCGCTCTTCTCGGAGAGATGGAAATGGTCGGTAAGAAGGGTGGCGGTTGCGACCCTACATATGAGGAGAAGGGTATCGCAAACTCTCAGAAGCGTTGGGAATTCGGACAGTGGGAAATCCCAGTCAAGATTTGCTACGAGGCAATAAAGGGAACCATCGGAGAGTATTCACTGAAGACTGGTACAGCCATTGGCGACCTCACCAGCACCGACTTTATGGCAATCTATGCAGATGCACTCCAGCGAGCCATGGAGCAGATGATTTGGCGTTTCGGCTGGCTTGGTGACAAGGAGGCAGCATTGTCAGGTGAAGGTGGCGGCAAGCTGACAGCAGGCTTAGATGTCAGTAATTTCAATGTATGCGATGGTCTCTTCAAGCGCATCTTTACAGCCACAGCGACAAAGAACCATACCGCCATCGCAGCCAACAGTAAGGCTACGGCAGCAGAGCAGATTTCTGAATTGCGCAAGAGTGGTGCGGCTACTACACTTGTAGACACCATCCTGATGGATGCAGACACACGTATCGTAGACGATAGCGATGCCGTATTGCTCATGACACGCTCGCTTGCTGACGCATTGACCTACGACCTCAAGAAGACCTACCACGACATTATGCCATGGGAGAAGTTGTTCGATGGATTCGAAGTAGCGACCTACAACGGAGTGAAGATTGCACGTGTCGGCATCTGGGACAGAATGATTAAGGCATACGAGAAGGGCGAGGCTACAATCAACCTTCCACACCGTGCGGTATTCTGCAATCCTAAGCACCTTATGATTGGTACAGACGCAGACAATCTCATCAGCGACCTCGACATCTGGTTCGACAAGAAGGAGCGCAGAAACTATCTCTATGCTACCGGTAAGATTGGCACGGCTCTCCTCGAAGAGGACATGATCCATGCAGCTTACTAATCGCTCCAAATTTTCAGTTTAGTATTAAGTTATTTTTGACAATCCTCAACACCCACAAAACGGTGTTGGGGATATAACAATTTAAAACGAATTAATATGGCAACAACTTGCGAGAGCCTTATCGCTCAGGACATCATCATCCCTTGCGAAGACCAAGTAACAAAGGGACTGGAGGGCGATGGACTTATCATCAACCGAGACGACATCGACTTCACCAAGTCAGTTGTAGCGGGCAATATAATTAAAACATTAGTTTTGAAGACTGGCAAGAAAGCATACGCTATCCGGCAGGAAGGCAGCAAGCCATTCACTGGAACCAAGACCGAACTGACCGTTGGCACGTATCGCAACAGCTGGAAGAACACAGTGGCAGTCGTGGTATTGGCAAACACACCTGACGTTTGCGCAAATATCATTGACGGACTGGCGAACGGAAAGTTCGTTATCATCCTGCGCAACCTTTCAAAGGGAGCGGACGGAAAGGCAGAGTATCAGGTGTTCGGATATGCGCAGGCACTGAAGGCAAGTGCAGGCGAGAACGACAAGTACTCAGACGACACCGAGGGTGGCTGGCTTATCACGCTGGAAGAGGAGAGCGTACCGAAGGCAGCTTATTTCTTCTTCGACACAGACAGCGAGACCACAGCAGCCAAGTATAAGAGCCTTCTGACGGAAGCATCAGCGTAGCCTATGACATACAAGGAAGCAACAGCCAAGGTCTGGGAGTTGAAGGCACGTTTCGACAGTCCCTTTGATGCAACCGACAAGGCAGTTATTGAAACTCTCTATTTTGAGGTAACGCACAAGCGGTTTGTACCGACAACCTGCCAGCAGTGTTACCACGATGCTTTAATCGAAATTTATTTAAAACTCAAAAAAGAAAAGGCAATGCCAAAAACATGTAATTACGCTATGAAGGCAGGTTTCATTATTTCCTGCCCGGATTTCTACCATGGTAAGATTTTCACTAATGAGAACCTGACCGACAAGGTAGCGCATGAATATCTGACGAAGTACCCACACATGGAAAGCTACTTTCAGAAGATACCCAGCGATGAACTCATCGAGAACAAGCAGCCGCCAGCAGGCAGCGAAAGCGGTGCAGATGATACCACCGGGAAAGATCCTGCCGAAAAAGCAGCAGGCAGCGACAAGAAGAAAGACATCGACCAAGCCGAAAAAGCAGGCAAGGAAGAAGAGTAAAACAACAAGTAAAACGACACAAGCAATATGAACGTTAAGACAGTTAAAAAGCCAAAGCGAAGGGTTGATATTGGCTACATCAGCCGATTCAAGATGCAGGCATACGGATATGACAATCTATATCCGCAGAACCTCGCACGCATCACGGAAGCCAGCGGTACGGCAATGCTATGCCTTAACCGATATGCCCGATTTATTGAGGGCTACGGCTTCGATAGCGACATTCTAGCAGCGTTGGCGATGAACCAGCAAGGGGACACGGCAGACGATTTGCTCCGGAACGTAGCGCAAGACCTCGCACGCTTTGGAGGCTTTGCCCTTCATGTAAACTACAACGTTCTAGGGCAGGTGTCGAGCGTGAGCCACGTACCCTTTGAGAATTGCCGACTGGAAGAGACGGACGACAAGGGGAACGTGGCGCACGTCTTGCTGCATCCAGACTGGGAGCAGAGGAAAACGAGGAACGGAAAGCGGTTGATGGTGAACGACAAGACTATCGAGCGCATCAACGTATTCAACCCCGACCCCGACATCGTTCTTGAACAGATTGAGAACTCTGGCGGCATAGACAGCTACAAGGGGCAGATTCTGTGGCAGAGCCTAGACGGACAGTTTATCTATCCGACAGCCAGCTACGATTCAGCCATCACGGAGATTTCGACCGATGAGGGACTGGGCAACGTGAAGATGCGAAACGTTCGCAACAACTTCCTCGTATCATGTATGCTCGTAACCAAGAAGGGCGTGCCGAAGTTCAACGAGGAAGGTGAAGAGGTGGAGAGCGGACAGATGATTTCCGATGAAGACCTTTTGCAGTTCCAAGGGGACGAGAATACAGCGAAGATTCTTGCTGTAGAGGTTGAAAACGAGGAAGACGAACCAAAAGTTGTGGCTTTCCCTACGAAGAACTTCGACAAAGAGTTTTCCGTAACTGACAGCAGCGTTATCGAGCGCATCTACGCACAGTTTCATCAAGAACTCTTCTACTCCATCCGTATTGGCAAGCTGGGATTCAGCGGACAAGTTATGCAGGACGCTTACGAATACTATGCCGGAGAGGTGACGACAGAGCAGCGTTTCATCGAGCGAGCCTTCAAGAAGATTTTCATTAGCTGGTACGACCCAGCCATTCGTGACCTAGACCCAAAGCTGCAGCCGTTGAAGTATATCAGCAGCGAGGCGGCAGGGAACAACACGATAGACTAATTGATTGAGACTATGGGAGAACAAAGAAAACAACTTATTACGGTTGATCAGTTCCGGGAACTGGCACGACCAACCAGCTTACACCTAGATGAGGATGAGGTGAACGCATACATTCGTGAATGCGAGGACACGAACATCATACCAGCCATCGGGTGGGAACGTTTCAAGGCAGCGACCGAGCAGGGAGAGTGGGGCGATTCAGTCTTGCCCGATTTCCAGCCTGCGGTCTTCCTGGACGGTGGCGAATACACCACAAAGAAGGAGGGCGATTGCAGCCAAGACGAAACCAAGGTGCAGAAGTACACCAGCGGAATACGCAAGGCACTCGCTTATTTCACGTATGCGAGACTTTTCCGTGCCGATGGCACAATTATAAGCCGAGCAGGTGGAATGCGCCACAGAGACGATTATTCAGACCATGTTCAAGACGTTTCGAGCAACAAGCAGTACAACGACATCATGGATATGGCAGAAAGATATTTATCAGATGCCCTTGAATACCTCAAACACTTCACCACTAAAGGGGAAGTGAAACAGCAGAGAGGAATGAGGGCACACATTCACGCAATAGGAGATTAATATATGGCAACAATAGATGAAATTAAACAGCAGGCAGAAGCGGTCAAGAACGCTACGCAGGTGGGAGAGAACACAGCCGAGAGGGTAGGCGGTGCTCTCGCTGGTCTTGCGGAGATTGCAGAGCAGCATTCATTATGTATCGATGCCTCAATAGAGAATGCACTAAGTGGCACTTTTGGCAACATAACCATAGATGGCAATGCTCTGACCATAGGAAAGGCTGGTTTTTCATTGTTCAGTCTTGGTATTCGCACAGC